GAAGCCGGCGATGCGGCTGCACGCGCTGGAGAAGAAGCCAGCGATACGGCTGCCGAGGCCGCTGAAGAACCCGCCTATCGCATTCCAGATGCCCTTGACCGCGTTGCCGGCGCTTCCCAGTCGCCTCGGATGACGGCGGTCGCGACGTCGAAGATGCCCTTGATGACGTTGACGATCGTTTCGATCGCGCTGCACACGGTGTCCCACACGAGTTTGATGGCGTCGCCGCAGATCTGCCATTGCGTCATGATCCAGTCGATGACCGGCTGGAGTATCGGCTGGATCGCGGCCCATATCTCCGCGAGCCGTGTGCTGAACGCCTCCCACAGCGCGCCGGCGAACTCGCACGCGGACTGCCACAACGCGCCTATCGCGTCGATGACCGGCTGGAGCGTCGCCACAAGCCCGTTCCATGCGGCGCCGAGCCAGTCCATGAACGAGGCCCACGCCTTCCGGCCGGTCTCGGTCTGTGTGAAGAAGTACGTCAGGGCGGCGACGACCAGTCCGATCGCGGTCACGACCAGCATGATCGGGTTCGCGTTCATGACCGCGTTGAACGCGGCCTGCGCGATCGTGGAGGCTTCCTGAGCCTTCTTGAAAGTGTCAAGCGCGGCCTTGCCGGTCTTGAACGCGTCGAACGCCTTCTTCGCGGCCTCGGCTGCCTTGAACGCGCCGAACGCGCCAGCGATGCCGGCCACGGCCGAGATGATCGCGCCCGAATGGTTCGCGGCCCAATCGGCGATGCCCTTGAGCACGTCCAGCGCTTTGTCAATCACGCCGGCGGCGCCGTTGAAGGTGTCGCCCAAGCGGCGGGCGACGTCAGCGCCCGAACCGATGCCGGGCAGTTCGCCTATGATCGCCTTGATCGCGTCCACTACCGAATTGAACACGTCGCGCACACTGTTGAACACGCCGATGGCGGTCTGTGCCGCGCCCGAATCCTTGAGGCCGGCGGCGAGGTCTTTGAGCCATGCGGCCGCGTCCTGTACCTTGAGTGATGCGGCGCCGACGTATTCGGTGAGCGTGTTGAACATCTCGCCTGCCAGACTGCCGGCGTCGGTCGCGTCCTTGATCTGACCGCTGAACGGGTTGATCGCGTCGATCAGCGCGCCGAAGGCGTCGCCGAGGGCGCGGCCGGCGTTGCCGATGTCCTCCAGCATGGCGCGGCCGGTCTCCAGTGTGCCGGAATCGGTGAACGCGGTCATGAACTTGCCCAAGTTGTCCGTCGCGGTCTTGCTGAACGTTGAGATGGCGTCGGCTGCGGTGCTCATGGCCCCGGTCACGGCGGGCTTGAACAGGTTGAAGGCGTCGGTCAGGCCTCCCGTGACTGCGGCCTCAAGGTTGCCCATAGCGCCTTCGATGGTCTGCGTCGAGGTCGCGGCCTCGCGGGCTACGTCGGTCATGCCGAGGTCTGCCAGCGCCTTGTTGAACTCTTCGGCGGTGATCTCGCCCTTGGCCATGGCGTCGCGGAAGTTGCCTGTGTAGGCTCCGTTCTTCTTCATGGCCTCTTGCAGCTTGCCGGACGCGCCGGGGATCGCGTCGGCGAGCTGGTTCCAGTTCTCCGTGGTGAGCTTGCCCGCGCCTGCGGTCTGGGTGAGCATCATGGCGACGGACTTGAACGTGTCCTTGTTGCCGCCGGCGACGGCGTTGAGGTTGCCGGCCGCCTGCGTCAGCTCGGTGTAGTTGCCGATGCCGTTCGCGGCGAGCTGGGCCATGGTGTTCTGCACGTCGTCGAGGCCATACACGGTTTCGTCGGCGTACTTGCGGGCGGCCTGCGCGGCCTTATCCACGGCGGACGTGTCGAGGCCGGCGAACTTCATCGTGTTCTTGAACTTGTCCACGCTGTCGGACATGTTCACGACGTCGGCGCCGAAGCCGGTGAGCTTGTCCCACAGCTTCTCCACGCCCTTCGCGGCGACGGTGCCCATGAAGCTGCCGAACGCGGCCGCCTTCTTCGTGGCCTTCTCGAACGCTTTCACGGCGTCGTTCGCGTTGCCCGTGATGCGCACGCTCAGGATCGCACTGTGTCCCATGCTCCCTCCTTCGTCATCGTGTCGTCTCGTTGATGCGTTCGGCCTGCTCGGCCAGCAGCCTTAGCGCGGTCGCCCAATCCTGTTCCGTGGCCTTGTCCCGCCAGTCCCACGGCGTGCCGCCCGCGTGGATCGCGAGCAGCACGCTTGTTTCGCCCAAAGAGCCGGCGGGCCACGGCGTCAGGCCAAAGGGTCGGCCTCCGTGTCCGCGTTCGTGCCGGCCGGTTCGATGTCGTCCACGCTTTCCAGCCAATCGGCATAGGTCTGCTTCGTCTTGCCGGTGAACCGCAGTGCGCAGTGCAGGGCGCGCGCGGTCGCGTTGATGCTTTCGTTCGTCGCGTTCATGCCCTCGCGGGCCATGACCTCTTCTGCCTTGCACATGGCGCGCATGGTCATGGCGACTTCATCCGGTTCGCGGCCGTCCGTGTAGGTGACGATGAACTTCTTTGCCATGATTACTGTCCTTTCACTTGGCTCATGGTTTTCTTCACGAATTGTTCGTAGAGTTTCGCCCATGTGGGTTCCGTCCGGGCGACGCCATTGTTCGCGAACAGGCGGCCCGTGATATGGCGGGCCGGCCACCCGTAATTGATGACGCCGGCATACGGCACGCTTTTGCGGCCGGCGCGCACGACGCCGGCGCGTTTGGTCGCGCCCGCGCGTATGCTGCCGGCCAGCGTGCCGGTGCGGCGTGGCACCAGCGCCCGGACTGCGGGCAAGGCGACGCGCGCGGCCTGCGCGTTGACGTCCTTCAGTTCGTCCATGTCAGCGCCCGCCTTGCGCATGGTCGCGACGAACCGCCGTTGCCCGACGACGTACAGGGCCTTGCTCGCCATGTCAGTTAATCGTGTTGTTCGGCACGCTCTGGAGGTTTGAGACAGGCCACGAAATATCCTGCGTGTTCTTCGCCTTCACGTCGCCACCGATGCCGATGGGCTGGATCGTCGCGTCGAACTCGTAGGCCATCGCGTTCGTCTCCTTGGATGGGACGAACTGCATACGAACCTTCTTGCCGGCGTTCGTCATACACCAGTTGTTGATGCCGCCCACGGTGTAATCGTCCATGACGGTAGCCTCAAGATTCCACGTCGAAGTGACGTTGATCTCCTGAGAGCCGTCGAGGAAGTTCACGGGATCGTCCGAGGAATTGGACGGGTTGAGCATGACCTTGGTCACGTCGGCGCTGAAATCACGCACCAACGTGCTATCGGTGCTCTTGAGCACGCCGGGGCCGAGTGTGCGAATCTTCGCGGCAGTAGTGGTTGTGGTTGCCATGGTTGCTCCTTAATTATTATTGGTCGAGTAGTTCGAGTGGGTTGAGTTTGACCTGATAGGCGGCGAGGTTGCCGGCGCCGGCCAGGTTGAACGTGATGGGGTGGCGCGCTCGATGTTCAGGCCGTGTTCGGCGAGCAGTTCGATCGCGTCGGTGAGCAGGTCGAGGCTTGCGGCCTGTGTGGTCTGCGTGCCGGCGAGCAGGTCGAGTGTCCAGTGGATCTCGATCGCGCGCCATGTGGGGTAGGTGACCTCGGGCGGTTCGATGACGATGGCGACGTGCCCGGTGGTGGGCCGTGCCTCGGCGGGGTCGATGCCCACCGATTGCACGATGCCGCCGAGCATGTCGGTCAGGGTGGCCGTGAGCGCGTCGCGTTCGGCGGTGATGCGGTTCATGCGATCACGTTCCCTCCGGTGAGCACGCCGGCGGCGTTGAGTTTGGGCCATACGCCGCGCAGTGGGTCAAGCGGGATGCGGTAGGGTTGCACGCCGTCCATGCCGGTGTCCATGACGCCCAGTTGCGCGGCCTTGCTGTTGTACAGGTCGGCCGCGCATGTCACCGTGCAGTCGTCGCGTACATCGTCGGGTACGCTCGCGTTGCCGATGGCGGCCGTCACGTATTGTTCGGCGGTGCGTAGGCAGTCCGCGATGCGTTCGTCGTCGCCGGCGGGAACGTTGAGTTGTGAGCGCAGGCGTCGTTCGGTGTCGCCCATGGTCACTTGCTCTCGAACGTGACGGGGATGATGCCGTTGGGTTCGGTCACGCCGACGGCCATGTAGCCGTAGACCGAGTACGAGTCGGTCAGGTGGGTGGCGTCCGAGTCGGAAAGCTGCATGGGGCCGCCGGACTCCCAGACGGTCAGCGCGGCGGGGTCGAGGAAGACGGCCGTGTTCTGCTGCGTGGTGCCGGGCCACAGGTGCACGGGCACGCGCAGCAGTTCGCCGACGATGCCGGTCAGGTCGAACGATCCGAGTGTGGTCGCGCCGCGTCCCGAGATGTCGAGGAACCGGTCGCCGGTGTCGGTCAGCGAGATCAGGGACAATGCGATGTCCTTCGTCACCAGAAGCGTGCCCAGAGCGGTGTTGTGGTCGTCGGCGAACGCGGCGGCGTCCATGATGACGCCGGCCCAGTCGTTGGGCGTCATGGCCGCGTACGTCTTCATCTGGTGGATCTCGTTCGCGCTGGCGGCGGCCACGGCGGTGCCCACCGCGTCGCGCACCGCGGTCTCGGTGGCCTTCGCGTACGCGTTCGTGAGCGCCCTGAGCGCGGTCGAGAGCATGGGCGTGGTGGCCCGGTCGATGACCTGCTTGCTCAGGGACGTGTAGCCGCCGTAGGTGTTGATGGGCACGCTCTTGGTGCCGAAGGTGAGCTTGCCGAACGCGAGCTGGTCGCCTTCCGTGGCCTGCTTGCCCACGGTGGTGGTGTCGGCGGTGGCGACGTTGTATTCCATGCTCATGCCGGTCGGCGGCAGCGCCTCGTGGCTGAGCAGGTTGGTGATCTTGCGGCGCTGCTCGATGAGCTTGTACTGGTCGCGGATCCATGTGACGGTGTTGCCGGTGTCGGCCACGGCGATCATGTCGCGGGTCGCAGCCATGAGGTCGCGTGCGGCCGGGTCGCCGTCGGCGAGGGCCTTGAGGTATTCGCCGGCAGAGCGGTAGGCGGCGCCCATGGGGGCCGCCTCCTGCGGGGTGTCGGCGGTGGCGAGCTGCGCCTTGATGTCGCGCATGTCGGCTTCGAGCTCGCTCATGCGGGTGTCGTCGATGTCCTGTGCCATTGGAGTTCCTTCCTTGTCGTGGTCGTTGATGGCGCGTTTTCCGGTGATGTGCGCGTCGGGGTAGGCGGGGATGCCGGTCACCGACACTTCGTACAGTTCGATCTCGGCGCGGTGCACGAGGGTGGTGCCGTCGTCGCGATCCTCGATGATGTTGCGTTTGGGGCGAATCCGATGCTGAACGCGTCGTATACGCCGTCGTCGATCAGCTGCGCGGCTTCCCTGGCGGCCTGCGTGTCGGACAGGCGGGCCGTGATGTGCAGGCCGTCCGCCTGCCGGTCGAGGCCGGTGACCTTGCCGATCAGTTCGCCGTGCTCGCGGGCCAGTTTCACGTCGCGGCCGCCGAAGTCGCAGTCGGGGTCGATGGTCTCGGCATAGCCGTCGAACAGTTCGTATTCCTTGCCGAACGGCACGGCGATGCCGTCGATAGTGCGACCGTCGCCGTCGCCCGTGGTGCGCAGGCTGAGGCCGGTGACGTTCAGCGTGCGCACGCTCATGAGGTCATGCGTCATGGTGTCCTTCTTTCAGTGGTTGCATTCCTTCGCGTTCGCGCACTTCGTCCACGGTCAGCCATCCCGCCTCGATCGCGGTGCGGTATGCGCTGAACCGGCTGGACATGTCCGCGCGCCGGCTCGAATCCCAGTCGAACCGCACCGTGTGGCCGGCCGGCAGCATCTGGTTGAACGCCTCTTCGATCTCGCCCGTGTAGGCCTGCAAGGTGTAGTCCGCGAACTCGATCCACGACTGCTCGATGTTGCTGTAGGTGAGGTTGCTGCCCTCGACGGCGGCGAGCATGATGGACGCCGGGATGCCCAAGAGCCTCGCGATCTGGGTGGTGTCGAATTGCTGGGTCTCAAGGAATTGCATGTCGGCGGGTTTGAGTTCGAGCGGCACATAGGACAGGTTCTTGCCCAGCACGCGGATGCCCATGGGGTCGTCCTCGTTCGCCCATACCGCCTTGGCCTTGTCGGCGCTTTCCTTGGTCATGGCCTGTTCGGTCTTCAGATAGCCCTTGATGTTCGAGCCGTCGGTGTAGAAGCGCGCCTTGTAGTCGCGCGCCATCTTGGCGCCCTCGACCTCCTCGCGCGCCGCGCTGATGGGCCCGAGCCCGCGCAACTGGCCGGGCACGTTCAAGAACTTCAGGTGCACGATCTGGGTCGCGTCGTAGATCGCCCGGCATACCCGTAGGCGAGGCGTGGCGAGGCGATGTCGGCGACCCGGTTGGTGACGGTCACGAGCGAGGGCGGCAGGATGCGCGCGTCCACGACCTCGCCCTTGTAGCGCTGCACATGGATGAACGCGTTGCCGTCCATGACCATGCTCGCCACGAGGTCGGCGATGAAATCACGGCGGCTGCGTGCCCTGTCCGGCCGGTCGAGCAGCGGCGACGGCGCGCCGGCGGTCTTCACGCCGTGCACGTATTCGTCCAACGGTAGCCCGGTGATGGCCGTCTGGAGCACCTGCACGCCCCTGAACACGGTCGAGAGCTGCAACGGTTCGATGTCACCGCCGCGCGTGGTGCGGCGCACGATGTCGGGCATGGCGGTCTCGCCGCGTGTGATCATGCGCCACGCCGCGCCGATTCTGTCCATGATGCTCATGCCCACAAGGATGCGTGCCCGGCCGTGGCGTCGTCAAAAAACACCGCCCATACGCGCTCATGGACGCTCATAGGCGCTCATACGTGCCCATAGCGCTCATGGGTGCTCGTTTAGAAGATCTGTAGGGTGTCGTCCTCGCGGTGGGTGGCGCCCCATGCGGCCATCATGCATGATTCCAGCGGGCTCGTGAGCCCGGTCGAGCCGCGACGGGTGATGCGCCACGAGTCGCCCGCCCATTTGCGCGCGCAGTTGGCGGCGCTCAGATCCAGTTCGGCGTCCACCGCGTGCACGATGGCGCGTTGCCCCAGTCCGGTGACGAACGCCTGCCCGACGCCCATGTAGTCGGTCGCGCTCACCGGCACCATGTCGATGCCCTCGTTCGCCTCGATCTGCTCGTACAGCACTTGATTGGGGCCCTTCGAGTCCATGCACACGGCCGCGTGGTACCGGCGGCACAGCCGTTCGAGCTCGCCGGCGACGCCGCCGGTGCCGTCGAACACGCGCACGAGCTGCACGAGGGTGGTGCCGTCGTCGCGTGTGACGCCGGCGGCGACGCTGGTGTGCGTGGCGTCCACGTCCACCGCGACGCCCATGACCACCGGGCCGCCGTCGAGCGTGGCCGGGTCGATGGGCGCGGCCGCGCTCGATTCCCACAGGTCGAGCGGTATGACGCGGTCGGCCACGCCCACGTCGCGCCGGTTGCCGTAGGCGCGCGCCCACCCGGCGCGGTTCGCGCCGAACTGGGCGCGGAAATCGACCAGCTGGGACTTGTCCCACAGGATGCCGGCGGCCGGGTGCCATTGCATGACCACGTCCAGATCGTCCACGTCCGCGTCGTCGGGCACGCCGAAATCGAACCAGCACGTGCGCTGCGCCTGCCCGCCGGCGCGGCACTCGTCCAACCGGGCGTTGAAGAACGTGCTTTCGGCGGTGCCCTCGGTCGAGGTGATCCACAGTTGCGGGCGCACGCCCGTGGCCTGCATACGGGTCGCCGTGGTCGGTAGGAAGCCGTCCACGATTGCGTTGCCGGTTTCCATGCTCAGCGAGAAGGCCTCGTCCATTGTGATCATGTCGCCCTGCACGCCGTGGCCCGACACCTTCGTGACGCTCATGGGCATGATGACCGAATTGTTGAAGAACGGCTGGCGCAGCGAGCCCGCGCCCAGATACGGCCGGCCCAGTATCGCGGCCATGGGCGACTCGCCCAGACGGGCCAGATACTTCTTGAAGTGCTCGCCGGCGTCCTTGCCGGTCTGCGCCAAGTAATACACGTACCGGTTGGCCCCCACAGCACGTTACGCGTGTCTTTCGCGTCCACCAGCGTGGACTTGCCGCACTGGCGAGGCGTAGACAGCACCACCGTGTCGTACCAGTACGTGCCCGTGGCCGGGTCGATCTCGCCGGCCACGTCCGCGACGTACCGCTGCCACGGCAGCAGGGGCGTGCCCAGCATCTTCGCCACGGCCGCCACCGTCGCCCCGTCGCTCGCGCGTGACCCGTCGCGGGCGGTGCCGCCGCGCATCCTCATGCGGCGGCCGCCTTCAGCAGGTCGGCCAGGTCGCCGGATATCTCCTGCGTCTCCGGGTACAGCTCGCGCAGCGCCGCCATCGTCGCGTTGTACGAGTCCATGAGCGTCGAGATGTTCTTCGGCGTGGCCGACGCGTTGTAGCGGTCGATGTTGAACGCGATGCACAGCAGCGAGTTCGCGTAGTCGAGCGCCTGCGGCGTCGGCTTATGGGCGTCGAAGAAGTCCTTGATGAACTCACGCGTGCTGTTCTCCTTGAATTTCGAGTACTGCGTGATCTCCTCGAAACCATCGAAAACCGGCTGCTCCACTTGGCTCACCTCCATTTCGGAACTTTTTTATTTTGGTGGAGAGAAGAAAAAACTGGGCGCGGGGTCTTCCCGCAGCCACGACGTTTAAAAAAACGAGTGCGCATTATAGCCACGTCGCGCCGCCAAGTCAATGTGCTAGTGTCCGCGCATGGAATGAGACATCTCGGAATGTGGATACGATGGGCGCTCACCATGTGTACCTCGCGTCGGCCGTGGCCTGCGTGCGCAGCCCGAGCTCGACCAGCCGGCGGTGGCGCTCGGCCAAGCGCGCGTCCACGATCTGCTGCGTGACATGCAGCCCGTACCATCTACGCGCCACGGCCTCGGCCGCCGGGTCGCCGGCCACCGCGTCGAACACACTGGCCGCGCCCGGATCCACCACATGGATGTCGTAGTCAAGCGCGATCCACTCGTCGAGCATGTGCGGGTGCGCGTGCGAGACCGGCAGCGCGCGGAACAGCCACACGTCCACCGGCTCGCGTTCACGGCTCAGACGCCGGTATGCGGCATCCCACGCCGTGGCCGCCGCCGAACGCACGGCCGCCGTCTGCTCCTCCTCCGGCACCTCGGGGCGCAATGCGTGCATGAAGTCCGCGTGCACCACCGTCACCGCGTCACGGCCTATCAGAGGTTCGACCGCGCCGTACAGGTCGGCCGACGGCGGCCCGATCACCGCGTGCATCACGGCGCCATACCCGCTCAGCACACGATCCTGCCGGCTCGCGTTGCACCGCTTGCACGCCCGCCGCAGATTCTGCACGCTGTCGCGTCCACGATGGCTCCACGGCACGATGTGGTCGTCCTCCTCACCGGCGCCCGTACACCCCGGCAGCCCTAGCCAGCACCGGTTGCCCCACCGTTCGATGACCTCGGCGCGCGTGGCCGCGCCCACCGTCTGCCTACGCGCCATGCCCGCTCCTTCCCGCGGCCTTGAACCGCTCCAGCTCATACAGCTCATAGCGCACAATCCGCCCCGGCTCGTACGTGATCGCCACCGGCCCACGCCCGGACGCACGCCACCGGTTCAACGTGGACACGCTCACACCCAGATACCTCGCCGCCTGCGCCGTCGTCAACGGCGGCACCGCCCGCACGCCCACGCCTCACGCCCCCACATACAGATGCAGAGCCAACACCGTGTCGTCTCGGTCGAACACCTTCGGGCCGCCCTCGAAACGACGCTTCGGCGGCAGGATCACACCGTCATGAATGAGCTTCTGCAGCACATGATCACCGGCGGTGCGGTACGCGGCCACCGAATCCAGCTCCAGCAGATTGATCAACTGGTCACGGCTCAACGTGCTCGTTGACATCGTGTCATGCTCCAGCCTCGCCAGATTCCTGCGCACCGCCGCCTTGACTGTCCCTTGCGTAGCCTTCTTGCTGCGAGTCTGCGTGGCTTGGCCTTGCTCCTGCGCTTGTAGT